AGAGGGTTATTGTTTTGGTTTTGAAGGTCCACCTGGTGTCGGTAAAACCAGTTTAGCCAAACGAGGATTGTCTGATTGTTTAAAGGATGAAAATGGTAATAGTAGACCTTTTTCAATGATACAACTTGGTGGTGATAGCAATGGAAGCACATTGCATGGTCATAACTACACATATGTTGGTTCAACGTGGGGATCCATTGTCCAAATTTTAATTGATAAAAAATGTATGAACCCAATTATTTTGATAGATGAAGTTGACAAAATAAGCAGAACTGAACATGGTAAAGAAATAATAGGTATATTAACTCATTTGTTAGACCCGACACAAAATGACTGCTTTCAGGATAAATATTTTACAGGTATTGAATTAGATTTATCCAAGGCATTGTTTATTTTATCCTACAATGATGCGGAGGCAATTGACAAAATACTTTTGGATCGTATACATAGAATAAAATTTAGTAGTCTTACAATAGAAGATAAATTGATTATTTGTAAAACTCATATTTTACCCGAAGTGTATAAAAAAATGGGACTTGAAGATATGATTAATTTTTCCGATGAAGTTTTGAAATTTATTATTGACGAATATACATTAGAGTCGGGTGTTAGAAAACTAAAAGAGGTATTGTTTGATGTAGTTGGAGAAATAAATTTAGATATGTTAAAAAACACCCAAAATAAATTTGAAATACCGTTGAATATTACAATAAACGATATTAAAATTAAATATTTTAAGGACAAAAGAGAGATAATTATACGAAAAATATCTGACAAAAGTGAACTTGGATATATAAATGGCATGTATGCTACAACTGTTGGTAATGGAGGAACTCTACCTATTCACGCCAAATTTTTCCCATCTGATAAATTTTTAGAATTAAAATTGACTGGGTTACAACAAGAAGTCATGCGTGAAAGTATGCATGTATCTTTAACTGTAGCTTGGAATTTAACAAATGTTAATAAACAAATAGAGTTGCGACAAAAATATGATATAATAAATAACAAATGTGGTATTAATATACATACTGGTGATGGTAGTGTTCAAAAAGATGGACCTTCTGGAGGTTGCGCTATTACATGTGCTATTTATAGTTTATTAAATAATATACCTATTAAACCAGAATTTGGTATTACTGGAGAAATACAAATGAATGGTGCAGTAACAGCTATCGGTGGACTAAATAATAAAATTATAGGTTCAATAAAAGCAGATGTAAGATCATTTATTTTTCCTAAGGAAAATCAAAAAGATTTTGACGAATTTTTTGAAAAATATAAAGATGATAAAAGATTAGTAGGTGTGAATTTTTATCCAATAAGCAATGTAGATGAGGCTCTTAAATTAATTTTAGATTGTTAAATACCTGAATTTTATAAATAATTTATATAATAATAATATTAATTATTATTATATGAGCGATAGATCAACTATAAATACACCACTTAAAATATACCAACCATATAACTTAGTTGTATATTTATCATTTTATTCTCCTATCATACTTACAATTTGTTTAGTTGGAATGTCCTTTGTATTCCAAAACTTTAAAGGTTTTATTTATTTAGGGTTTTTATTGGGTTGTTGTGTAATTAGAGAATTTATTTATAAATATAGCGGTTCTAATCCATCTCGCGACGATCCAGTCAAAGGTAATCCAATTTGTTCAAGTATAGAATATAGTATTTATGGTAATCCAACATTTAGTGCCTTTGTATTTGCTTTCACAATAATGTATATTTCTTTACCAATGTTTACTAACGGTGCTGTAAATTTTTGGATATTTTCAGTTCTCATAATCTATTTCTTTTTAGATATGTTTATCAAAAATACTAATAATTGTATTATAAAGACAAGTGATCTAATTATAAATATTTTATTAGGATTAAGTTCGGCTGCCTTAATATTATCTTTTATGTATGCTGGTGGATCAAGTAAATATTTATTTTTTAATGAAGTCTCAAGTAATAAAGAAATGTGTTCTCAACCAAATAAACAAACTTTTAAATGTTCGGTTTATAAAAATGGAGAATTAATTGGTAGTGTTTAACCCATACTTCATTTTAAACCATACTTCGTTTTAAACCGTCTTCTTCTTTCTACCTCTTTTTGGTTTTGGTTGTTCAACAACATCTTCTACAACAACTTGTTCCTCTTGAACAATTTGTTCTGTCTCTTCTTCAGAAAAAACTTGTTCTTCAGCAATAGTCTCTTCTTCAATAGGCTTCTCTAAAACAAGCTGTTCCTCTTCTATTACAGGAGGTTCAATAACTGGTTCAATAACTGGTTCAATAACTGGTTCTATAACTGGTTCAATAACTGGATCTACAACAGGTTCTACAACTGGTTCAATAACTGGCTCTACAATAGGTTCAATAACTGGCTCTACAATAGGTTCAATAACTGGCTCAATAACTGGCTCTACAACAGGTTCTGTAACTGGTTCTACAACAGGTTCTTCTACTACAGTTTTTTCTACTACAGGTTCTTCTACAACAGGTTCTGTAACTGGCTCTATAACAACACTATCATCTTGACTTATAATATTCATATTTCCACAACATCCAGAAGATTCAATAACAATAACTTTTTCAACCTGTTCCTCAGTAATAGTAGGTTGTTCTATAGGTTGCTCTTCAGTAAGAATAGGTTGTTCTTCAGTATTTGTAGGTGGTTGTTGTCCAGGTATAAATGCAAAAAGGTTCCTACGGAACCAATTAGTAATATCTCTAACTATAAATTGTCTTTGAAATGATTCAGATAAAAGCCTCATATTCCCTTTTGTATGATAAACAGATATAAATCTGTTGAAAACAACTAAAATATTATAATTTTTATATATTTCTAAATTTAAATAATTATAAAGTTGCTTTCTTTTTTTAGCATTGACATAATTATGAAATAAATATACCATATTTTTAAAGTCATTTTTAGTTTTTAAATCATTCAACTTAACTCTTCCTAAAAAATCATTCGCATCGCGAGCACATTCTGGACATGGTAAACCGCTGCAAATACGTTTAATGACGTCAAACATTTGACCCATAACACGTGGATAAATATTTTCATTCACTTTTTCTGCTAAAACATGAAAAAATGTCCATACTGGTGGACCCCAAACTTCTGGAGGTGACATTGATAAATTATTTAAATATAATAAATATAAAGATATTTCTTAAATTATAATATATAAATGAAAAAATATACCATAGAGGGAGGAATAGATTTTTTTGCCGAACTATACAAATCATTTGATGAGGAAGAAAATAATCATAAAACCGAAGAAGATAATAAATTGTGTTTAATTACAAAAGAAAAACTGACAACTAATTTTGTAGAAATGAGCTGTGGTCATAAATTTAATTATTTACCATTATATTATGACATAGTAAATCACAAAAAAAAATTTAATAATTTGGAAGGGACTTCGACAAAATTAAAACAAAATGAAATTAGATGTCCTTATTGTAGAAAAAAATTTGAAGGTGTTTTGCCATATTATGAAGAACTTGGACTGGAAAAAATAAACGGTGTAAATACAATAGATCATAGTCATAGTGAAAGTAATCATTGTGATGATCATTTAAACAATCATTCTAAATGTGAGTTTTTAAAACCTAATTTTAATTTTAATCCAAATAGTGATAACATAACAGAAATATATGAAAAAAATTTAATTATTGAAAACTGTAAATTTATAAAATGTAATTATTTAGGAACAAAAATTAATTATTATGAACCAGATACAGAAACATATGGTGATGATAAATATTATTGTTGGCTACATAAAAAGGAAATAATAAAGAAATATAAAAAAGATAAAATAGAAAAGGAAAAAGAAGAAGTCAAAAAAAATAAGTTAAAGGAAAAAGAGGAGGTGAAAAAGGCAAAGGAAATAGTAAAGCAAAAAGAAAAGGATGATAAAAAGAAAGCTAAGGATGAATTAAAAAATTTTGTCAAAATGGAAAAAATAAATACACAAGAAAATGAAAACACAATTTTAGGATTGTCGACTGTTGATATTTCAGGAAATAATGTTATAGATATTTCAGGAAATGTAGTTTTAGTATGCTGTATGGAAATATTAAAATCGGGTAAAAATAAAGGTATGCCATGTTGTGATAAAATTTACCAAAATAATTTATGTAAAAGACATAATAAAATAAATAACAATGTTAATTAATAACAAATATAAATATAAAATATTATAAATAATTAATGGAAACTAAAGAACAATTGGTAACTAATATTAAAGAATGGATAAAAATTGATACAGAAATAACGCAATTAAAGGCAGAAATAAAAGATAAAAATAACAAAAAGAAATTGTTAACAGAAGGACTTGTAACGACAATGAAAACAAATTCGATAGATTGTTTTGATATAAATGGAGGAGCTTTAGTTTATAAGAAAAGTAAGATAAAGAAACCAATAAATGGAAAAACGCTTTTATTAGCATTACAAAATTATTATAAAAATGAACCAAAAATTGCCGAGGATTTAACCAAACATGTTTTAGATAGTAGAGAAGAACATATAAAGGAAACAATAAAAAGAAAAATAGATAAATAATAAAAATAGTTAAATAAATATTATTATTATTATTAAATGGAAGATACAGAAGATATATATAACCCAGAAGAACCATTATTTTATGATTATGCTGCTTTAAATACGTTAACAGATGATATAGATGATTATTTATTAAAAAACAATATAAAGAAAATAGTTATAAATGCTTTTGAGATAAAAAAAAATTATAATAAATATCCATACATAAAGTATTTATTAATAAAAGATCAATTAACAGATACATTAAATTTTCCCGAATTATTTGTAACCAATTCAAATTCAAATACAATAAATTTAATTACGTTATCAAAAATAAAAATATTCAATTTGTTATGTCAAAATAATTATACAGAATTTAATGGTAAAGTTGATTTCAAGGGGTTTTATATAAATAAAGATAGTATTCATATATTTATTGATTTATCTGAATATAAAGTACAACTTTGCGATATATATAAATCAAATGAAGTGTGGTTTTGTTTAATTGATGAAATAATAAATATAAAAAATACATGTAACTTGTTAATAGAAACAAATGTAACAAATTTTTTCATAAACAATTCGGAATTTTGTTTTTTAAAAAATGAAAAAAATATGAATTTTGAGGTTCCAACCACAGGATATATTGGTATACATGAAAGCCAATTAAGTTTTACATATACTTTTGGAAATTTCAAAAAGGATCATATTGCTATTTTAGGTCCATATTATTATTTTACAGATTACAAAAATGCAATAAGAGAAGGAGGTTGGTCTGAAACAGGTAAGCCGGTTATAAAAAATGAAAAATATATAACCGATAACGAATATGGTAGATTTAAAGTAGGTGGTATAATTAGATTTGCATTATTTTTAGGTAAAACAAAAGTGATTGAGAATTTATTAAGTGATGAAATAGATAAATCCGAAATAAAAAAAGAAAGATTATTAGATCCAAATTTAGATTGTGTCACAGAAGAATTAACATTAAGAATATCTGATCACGATGGTAAATGGAGTGAAATGTATGATAGTGTTTATTTAGGACAAATAAAATTAGATAATGAAGAATATCTAAAAAATACTCCAATTTTTGTTTTAAAAGATTACGAACAGCAAATTCCATTAAGTTATCATTATATAGATAAAAGTTATTTAAAGGAAAAATATGATGAAAATGATTATTACACAATTATGTAATTATCCAAGTATTCAAGTATATAACAAGTATTTTATATATATTAAATAATCTAAAATAATATATATAATGAACCCAATTACTTTGATAGGCATATCAATTATATTTTTTTATAGCTTAACTCAAATACTTAAATTTTATGGTATAGGCGAAGATGTGTATGGTATATATGTATTATTTTATATATTTTTAATAATTTCAGTATTGATTTTACCAAATGATTATCCAAAAATATAATTAAACGATATTTGACGCATTATTATCATCAAATTGAAGTGTAAGAATAGGTTTTTCTTCCAGAATTTTTTTAATGGTTTCAATATCAACTTTGTCTTTAAGATTATCAAAAATTTCAGTTTCCATTGGTTCGCGGTTATTTAATTTCTTAAAATGATCAATAAAATCTGTTACAGCTTTATTATTCATTTCAGTTATTTTTTTCTGTTTATTTTCCTTAAGTTGTTGAAGTCTAATGTTATCATCGATAGCCTTAGCTCTGTTTTCATCGTTAAACCAAGGGTTTCTATAATCATTTGTAGGAATAAGGATATCACATACTTCAGGCTTGACTATTTTTTGGAATATGTCATCATTATTAAATTTATCTTTAAATTCGCTAAGTATTTTTTCAGGAATATTTGGACTGGTTTCCATTAATCTGTCAAATTCTTCTTTGCTCATTTTAATCATTTGTTTAACATCAATTCTCTCTGTGGGATGTTTAGCAAGTTCAATTTTAATATTTCTGTAAAATTTATCCCATGCTATACTACTGACACGATGTGCTTCATTTAATTGTGTTATTTTTAAAAACTGTTGTATGGTTGTTATAATGCCTGCAGTAATATTAAAAGCACCTACAATCATAACAAAATAACTTTGGTATGCTATTGGCACTCTTTCTTGCGCAAAATTGGCAGTTCCGGTTAATGTAGAAATAATAATTACAGGAATAGTATACCAAGCGTTTAAACTGGAAAACATTGCGTTTGATTTTGAATGAAGCCATCGGTAACACATAGCTTTGTCAGCCCATTCAATCAATATTTTTTCGTGTTCTGGTGTCCAGTCAATCTGTAATTTATTTTTAAAGTTTATTTTAGAGTTATCATATTCTAATTCATCCATTTATATATTATAATAATAAAATATTATTTTGATATATTAAATATGGAAAATAGGATAACCAAATTAAAAAATAATTTTGTTAATATTACAACTATAAGGAGTAATGTAAAGAGTGTATTTGATATTCTTCAAATAAGAATTAACAAGCTTAAAATATTTTATTCAGAATTTATAAAAAATAATAAGAATAAATTATTTGTTTTTGGATTGGACTCATTTCATTTTCAAAATAAACTGATTGATATAGAATATGAAGACATGAAAAGACTATTTTTAGCTATAAATAATCGTATGTATTGTGAATATTTTAAATTATATAAAATAATAACTGAATATATTTATGAAAATATTAATGACAAAAAAATTACAGAAATAATAAAAGTAAATAATTTTCCAGTTTACAAAGATTTAGAACCGTTTAAAGAATATGATTTTGAAATAATAACTGAGGTGCATGAAAACATTCTAATTATTGTTAACTCTATAATCTCAAATTTAAACACAAGAGAGAATGAATTAAATATACATAGAAGTAAACAAGAAATCGGATTAAATATTGATAATTTTATAACGTCATATAATTTTGAATTAACAGTCATGAGAGAAAAAATAATAATGTTTTTAACATATATTGAATTTTTTCATCAATTACATACCAAAAATTTAAAACGATTTAGTAACAAAATACATTTAATGTATACGCATATTAATAATGATATTAGATTTGACGAATCTGTTGAAATAAATAAAGACAAGAAACAAGAAATAAACGAAGAATTTGCGGAAGATATAAATATTAATGAAATAAAAGTAACTATACAAGAAAATATAACAACTGAAAATACTAATTTGAATGAAAATGATAATGTAATTACACAAATTATTACAACAAATAATATTAATATACTTACTGATGATGAAAGTGTTGATTTAATTAATACAATATTAGAATTCAATGATAATGATAATAAAAATACAAATGACACTAATAAAACACCCTTATCATATATTTCTAATAAATCAAGTTCCAAAACCCAATTTAACAAAATAGAAAACAAAGAGCAAATAAATAATGAAATAGTATATGATAATTTTAAAAATATAAACGAAAGCTGCGATTCTTTGTTAAGCAAGGATAATATATATAAGGATGAAAACAATATAAAGGAAAATAATATAAATAAAGACAATAACAACTTAAAGGATGACAATGTAAATAAAGGTTCAGAAATTTCTGATATTTCTGATGATATATCCGTTATGAGTGAAATAATAATAGATGAACCTGATATCACAACTAATGATATCACCGCAAATGATATCACAACTAATGATATTATTACCACAAACAATATTGAACCACCAAAACCAAAACGAGGCAGGAAAAAGAAAAATTAATTTAAAAATGATATAAACAATAAATATATTAATATAAATGAATAAATTTCTATTAATACTGTTGCAAATATTATGTTATGATATTTGGTTTTACACATCACATGTTATTTTACATTATAGAAGGCCGTATTCTCTAATACATTATATACATCATGAAAAATCACATCACGTTTTGATTTTTTGGGATGCTTATGAAGGCAGCAACTGGGAAGGCTTAATTCAATCAGCTGGTTTATTTGTTCCTTATATAATCACCAAATTTCCGTTAAAATATTTACTTATTGCCGGTTTTATAACTAACTTGCGCGGACTAATGAGACACGATAATAGATGCATATGGTTAATAGGTAATCATCATATATTACATCATAAATACCAAAAATATAATTACGGTGAATACTGGATTGACAAATTGTGCGGAACTCTTTGTCCTAATGAAAAAGAATATGAATATGGTTTAATCTATACATAATTTTTAGCTGCATTGTATATTTCACATTTTCTTTAAATAGGTTTTTTATATATAAAAAAAATTGAACTAAAGAATTAACTATATAATATATAACATAAAACAATATGGAAAGACGTTTAAACAAGAAAACCGAAGTTTACATTAGTAAATTTAAAGATGATATCAGAGATAAGGCAACACAGCTAAATATGTTAAAAAATGAACAAGTAAACCATCTTATTCAATATATTTACGATTATGATAGACTTTCATTCAATAAGGAAGATTTTCAAAAGAGAAAGCGTGTTAAAAACTTTGTGCCTATATTTGATAGATGCTGTGCAAAAAGAGCTTCTAATGAACAATGCACGAGAAGGAAAAAAGATGGAAGTGAATATTGTGGAACACATATGAAAGGAACACCTCACGGCATAATAGATAACCAGATCGAAAATAAAGTTACCACACAGAAAGTTGAGGTATGGGCACAGGATATTCAAGGCATCGTCTATTATATTGATAAGGCAAATAATGTTTATCAAGCTGAAGATATCATCGTAAACAAATTAAATCCAAAAATTATTGCCAAGTATGTCAAAAATGGCGAAAATTACAGCATACCCGAATTCAACATTTAGAATAGAAAATCAAACCGTCGTTAAATAATTATAAATTGGTTAAATATATTTTTTATAATTATTTTTTATTATATGGATGAAGAAAGTAAACAAATTTTGCTTTTAACTGGTATTGATTTTGAAATACTTAATAACGGCGACGGCTTATTGATACCCCGTGAGCAATTATTAGACGATAAAAAATACGATAATATTCAAAAAAAATTACATGAATTAAAGAAAAACTTTAGCTCTTCTTTTATGACAAGTTTACAAAAAAACGCGGCAAAAACTCAAAAATGGCCGCTTCTTAATTTAGTTAGACAAATACTCGGCATTTACAAATATCATATGAGACCTATTCGCAAATCTAATGGTTATACTGCGGATGGAGTTAAAAAATATAAACGTTTTTTCATCATAGAAAAATTATAGATTTGTTAGACCATTTCTTATTTGCCGCTTTGCAAGAAACATCCATTATCTATATCTATAGTAAAATAATATAAATGTAATTATTTATATTATTATTATTAATGAAGTGGGTATATATAATTGTTATGATTGTTTTATTGATAAATATGAATAATTAACAAAAAATATAATATTATAAGTCAAAGAAAATGTTTATTAAAGTTAAAATATTCGGTGTTTTACACCCTCGAAGATTTAAAATGGGACAAAATACTTAAATATAAAACAATAATCAATAATATATTATGAATGATTATTGTTCTATTTGTTTGAAAAAAGAAACTCTTTCAGATTTTGCTGAAGGAACGACTTTTACAGAAGTAGATGATAAATTGTATTGTGTAAATTGTTTTGAAGATTTGGAAAACAGTATAATTTACTGCGAAAGATGTTATAAATTTGAACATAAAAATACAAATTTTGACAAAAACTTTGTAAAGTCATTAGACTACGATAGTAATGTTGTTTATTATCACATTAAATGTCTATTTGAAAGTGAAAAATGCCCTATATGTAAAGATTATTTAGAAAATGAAGAATGTATTGATGTTTTTGTAGATTATAATTGTAAAATTGAATATCATAAAAGTTGTGTAGAAAATAAAAATAATATTTTTATGTTTGATATTTGCGAAGAGTGCGGTATTTCATTACGAGTAAAGTGCGAGAGTTGTAATC